ACCGAGGTCGAGAACGTGATCGTGGCACCTGCATCCGAGCAGGAGATCCTCGACACGATCAACCTCACAGGCAGAAAAGCAGTCTACACGCTCGGCATCCCGAAGGGCGACACACACGCATGGACGAACACCATCGTGGAATTTTTCGGCAGACAGTGGCGCACGATCGGAGAGCCCACAATGGGCATCGACGACATGATCCCGCTGAGCTGGAATAAAAAAGTGAGGTGTGAGTCTCTTGTCGAAGAGCCCGAATCTTAAAGTCGTGATCAACTATGCAGCAGTCGGCGAGCTTCTCCGCTCCGAGGCGGTAGCATCCTACCTCATGGGCGTAGCCGGAGGAGTCGCCTCTGCCGCTGGTGAGGAATACGACACCATGCAAGGCTACGACCGTGTGAGCGTGATCGTGAAACCGGCAACGAAACGAGCGGAGCAGGACAATTACGACAACAACACCCTGCTGAAGGCAGTAGGAGAACAGGAGGAGAGATGATCATCGAAGAGGCTCTGATCAATTATTTGGCGAGCGTGCTCCGCATGGCGGATCTGCCTGTCTACGCTATGACACCGACGCAGGATGTCCCCAGGAATTACATCGTCATCGACAAAACAGGCTCAGGGCGCACCAACGGCATCGACCGCGCCACCATCGCGATCCAGTCCATCTCATCTGACAGTCTCTTAAGGGCTGCGGAGATCAACGAGGATGTGATCACTGCGATGGAACAATTCGCGACGACGACCAACATCTTCGGTGTGCACCTGCAGGCTGACTACAATTTCACCAACACCGCAACAAAACAGTACCGCTACCAGGCGGTTTACGAAATCCACTACAAACGATAGGAGGGAAACCAATGGCAACAGCTTCCAATGTTTCCGCAGGCAAGCCGAAGGTCGCAGGCGCGATCTACGCCGCTCCTCTTGGATCCACGCTTCCGACTGACGCGACGACCGCACTCGACGCTGCATTTGTGTCTCTTGGCTACATCAGCGACGCAGGTGTGACTGAGTCCCAGAACGTCGACACCAGCGAGATCAAGGCATGGGGCGGGGACACTGTTCTCACCATCAACAACGGCAGGACATTCACCGTGCAGTTCACAATGATCGAGGTCAAGAACGCCGATGTGCAGAAAATGGTCTATGGCGACAGCAACGTCACCGGCGCACTGTCCACCGGCATCGTCGTGAAGGGAAACAACGACGCACTCGAAGGTCATGCGATCGTCATCGAGAAGATCCTGACCGACGACACCGTGATGCGCACTGTCTACCCTGTGGCTTATATCACAGACATCGCTGACGTGACATTCTCTGATGCTGATGCGATCGGCTACCAGGTCACCGCTACTGCGACACCTGACGCTGACGGCAACAGCAAATATGACTACATCAAGGCAGCGTAATAATTGAGTTTTTTTGGAGGTATAGAAAACTATGGCAACGAACACGATGAACATCACGACACACGGCATCGACCTGGAAATCGACCGTGACTGTCTCGACGATTATGAGATTCTGCTGCTGATCAAGAAACTTGACCAGCGCCAGCTTCAGTATGTCCCGGACGTAATAAGGAAACTGCTGGGGGAGGCACAGGAGCAGCAAGTCATCGACGCGATGGTCGAGAAGCACGGACGGTGCAGGATCACAGACATGAACGATGTCATCAATGATGTCATCGCAAAACTGTCACAGGCGGATGATACCTCAAAAAAATAATTGTCCTCGCGGGCATGATCGCCAAGGATGAGGATGCGCTTACGGCGGACTTCATCGAATATTATCATGGCGACTGGCGAGCGTTCCCGATCAAAACATCGGCGGCGCTCGCTTTTCATTTGCCACCGGAGTCACGCATCAAGCGCATCATGTCAGGACGGACGTGGAGCATGGACACGATCCTGCTCGCAGCCATCGCAGACCGCCTCGGACACATCATCTGGATGTTTTCCGAAGACGGACGCAAGGGACGCAACCATCCTGACTCACTGGTGGAGGCGCTCAGCGGGGACGGACCCAAGAAAGCAGACGGAGGTCTGCAGACATTCGCAACCAGCGAAGACTTCACAGCACGCTGGAAAGCGATCACACAACAATAACACGAAAGGAGGGCAACCTCTATGCCTAGCGAATTAGCGACTGCTTATGTGCGAATCGTGCCTACGACAGAAGGCGTCACAGAGAACATCGAGACAGCACTGAGCGGCGCATCAACAACGGCAGGCGAGAAGAGCGGGAAGAACATCGCAGGAGGCATCGCAAAAGGTCTCGCAGTCGGTGCTGCGGCAGTCGGCACTGCGGCAGTCGGTATGGTCACAGGTCTCGTCAACGGCGCGAAAGCCGTGTCTGCATACGGCGATAACGTCGACAAGATGAGCCAGAAGATCGGTATCTCCGCGCAGTCATATCAGCAGTGGGCTTATGTCATGGAAAGCGCCGGCACGAACATCGACAGCATGAAGCAGGGCATGAAAACACTGTCACAGCAGGCGCAGAACAACGCGAAGGCGTTCGAAGCGCTCGGGCTGAGCGAGGAACAGGTCGCAAGCATGTCGCAGGAGGAACTGTTCACGGCGACAGTCCGCGGACTGGCAGGGATGGAGGCAGGCACAGAACGTGCAGCACTGGCATCTCAGCTACTCGGACGCGCAGGCGCAGACATGGCTCCTCTGCTGAACGAAGGCACCGAAGCCATCGATGAACAGATGCAGATGGCTCTGGATTACGGCATGGTCATGTCGGATGACATGGTCGCAGCGTCTGCTGCATTCGACGACTCCATGACAACGCTCACAGGAGCCTTCACAGGGCTCAAGAATCGGCTTCTGGGCGAGTTTCTGCCGTCCATGACACAAGTGACCGACGGACTCGCTCTGCTCTTCACAGGTGATTTTGAGGGCGGTCTCGCGTCAATGTCTGAGGGCATCGACGGATTCATCGCACAGCTGACCGACATGGTCCCGAAGGTGCTCGAAGTCGGCGGGCAGGTCGTGATCCAGCTCGCGGATGCGATCATCCAAAACGTCCCGAAACTCATAACAAGCGCGACAAGTCTCGTCCTGACACTGACACAGGCGATCGTGCAGCAGCTGCCGATGGTGGTCAGTGTCGCGCTGCAGATCATCCTGTCGCTGGTGCAGGGCATCGGGAAGGCTCTGCCGACACTGATCCCTGCCATCGTGCAGGTCATCGTCACAGTGGTGCAGACCATCATCGAAGCACTTCCGACACTGGTGACTGCTGTGATCCAGCTCATCGAGGGCGTCGTGCAGGGCATCGTCTCGGCGATCCCGATCCTGATGCAGGCGATCCCGCAGATCATTGACGCGCTGGTAAACGCGCTGCCTCAGATCATCACGGCGATCACAGACGGCATCGACGCACTGATCCCGATGGTCATCCAGGGGATCATATCTGTCATCAACGGCATCGTCACGGCACTGCCGACGATCCTGCAGTCCCTGATTGCGGCACTGCCGACTGTACTGCAGGCGATCATCGACGGTCTGATCAGCAACATCGGCACGCTCATCACGGGGCTGATGACACTCATCACGGGCATCGTGGATGCCATGCCCGAGATCATCAGCGCGTTGATCGAATATCTGCCTGAGCTTGTCATTCAGGTGGCGACTACCATCGTCAAGAACCTGCCGACGCTCATCATGGCAGTCGGTCAGATGATCGTGGGCATCGTCTCGGCTCTGCCCGGACTCTTCATGAAGATCATCACACAGACAGTCCAGCTCACCGTTCAGCTCGCGACTCGGATCGGCGGACTTTATAACCAGTTCATCACAGCCGCAGGGCAGTGGGTCAGCGGTCTTGTCAGCGGGATCGCGCAGAAATGGCAGACGCTGGTGTCCAACATCCAGAGCAAGGTGAACAGCATCATCTCAAGCATCGGCTCCTGGTTTAGCAGTGGCACAGGCGGCATCGGCATGAACCTTGTGAGAGGTATCTGGAACGGCATTTCCTCCGGATGGAACTGGCTGACGAATCAGGTGCGAAGCCTCGCAAAGCGCCTGCTGAACAGTGTGAAGTCCGCGCTGGGCATCCACTCACCATCCACAGAAATGATGTGGGTCGGCGAGATGTTCAATGCAGGACTTGCAGAAGGTCTGTCTGAGACCGCCGGCGTGGAAAGCGCATTGTCCAATGTCAACGGCATGCTGGTCGACGCGGTCAACCCCGATGTCGCACTGAGTGCCAATATCGGCGGAAATTCTTCCGCAGGCGGGCAGATAGGCGATCTGGTGGAACAGGTGGCTGAACTGCGGAAATATGTCGCAAATCTCAAAATTTACCTTGATTCCGGTGCACTGGTCGGCGGGATCATCGGACAGACAGACCAGCAGCTCGGCAGACGTGACGTGCTGGCACAGAGAGGGGGTGCAGTATGACAACAGGCGTTATCATCAATGGGCTGAACACGAAGGAAGACCTCGGGATGGTCATGCTTGACGACCTCAGCATCTCTGCACCGAGTCTAAAGCCGGAGTATGTCGACGTGCCCGGCATGAACGGAGCGCTCGACTACACAGACGCGTTGACCGGCTACCCGCTTTATAACATGAGAGACATCGGCTTCACGCTCTTCGGACGCTATGACACGGACGAACTGACACAGGTCCGTGATTATCTCTTCAAGCATTACAACGGCAGGACCTGCGATGTCGTGACACCGGATAAACCCGGCTATCACTGGCACGGGCGGGTCACAGTCGGAGCACTGCCGAGTTACAGAGGCGGGAAGATCCCGATTAGCATCAAGGCGCAGCCGTACAGACTGAAGGACACGGTGACCACGCTGACGTACAGCCTCAGCGCAGGCACTCCGATGGACATCAGTCTCACATGCGAAGGGATGCCCACGCTGCCGACATATACATGTACATCAGCATGCACGATCACGGACTCGGACGGGAACACGTACAGCCTCAGCGCAGGCACGTCCGCACAGTTCCCGGCACTCATGCTGCATGAAGACATGACCATCACGGCAGAAGCGGCAACGGCAGGCACACTGACCATCGAGTTCCAGGAGGGCACGCTCTAATGTGGACAATTAAAAGCGACGGCTTCACGATTTATGACACACGTTTGGAGGATTATCAGGTCGGCGCTCCGAAACTGCATATAGCAGAAAATGCGGCAGAAAACGCCACATTTACGCTGTATCCGAACAATCCAAACGCCACACATCTGAATAAATTGTCGAGCACCGTCGAGATCGCGCAGGGGAGTCACATCCTCTGCCGCGGTCGTATTATCGACGATGTTGCGACATTCTACGGTTATCACAACATCACAGTCGAGGGTGCGCTGGCATGGCTTAACGACTCCGTCATCCGTCCGTTCTCATTTCCGGATGACTTCCTGGATGACGCGGACTATCAGACAGCGGCTGCATCCGGGAATGTGGTCGAGTTTTTCCTGGGCTGGCTGATCGACAGGCACAACGAGCAGGTCAACACCGACAGGCAGGTCACGCTCGGCACTGTCACAGTCACAGACCCGAATAATTACATCACGCGAGCATCGGAGGACTACAACACGACGCTGGATGTGATCCGGGACAAACTCTTCGACAGCGAGCTCGGCGGGCATCTGTTCTGCAGATATGACGCGACGCACACCTATATCGACTATGTGGCGGACTTCAGCAGCACCAGCGTGCAGGACATCACATTCGCCGAGAATCTGCTGGATCTTGAGGACCAGATCGACGCGACAGAGACCTACACGGTCATCCTGCCACTCGGAGCAAAGGACGATGAGACCGGCAGACGGCTGACCATCGAACTGCTGCCTGATGAATCCATCACAGAAGACCTCGTCAAAGACGGGGATCAGATCTATACCGTCTCGGGCGTTGCGCAGTACGGACGCATCTGCGCACCGGTCGAGGAGACCACATGGGACGATGTGACGGTCATGACGAACCTGCAGGCAAAGGGGGCACAGTATCTCGCCAACTATGCCGCAAAATTAACACAGACGATCAGTGTCAAGGCGGCTGACATCTCATTCATCGGCGAAGCACAGCAGATGTTCCTGCCGTTCACGCTGGTGAATGTGCACAGTGCGTTTCATGGCATGTCTGCACAGTATGCACTGACCGAGATCGAGTACACGCTGGACGCACCGCAGAACACCGAGATCACGCTGGGGTCCACGATCCGCACCCTGACAGGGGCGAACGTGACACGGCAGGCGGACATCCGGAGCGTGCGCAACGAGATCGCCGAGAACACGCAGGACATCGCACAGCTCGGGCAGACAGTCGTCGAGCAGCAGACGAACATCATCCAGGACGCACAGCAGATCATCCTGACGGCGCTGGAGGATTATGTCACCACAGGCGACTTCGGCAGTTATCAGCAGACAGTTTCTGCTGCATTGAGCGTCATGAACGACCAGATCGTCATGAACTTCACGCAGACCACTGACAGCATCAATGCGACGAACGCGGAAGTGGCGAGGGTGTACAACGAGCGCATCCAGTACATCCGATTCGAGAACGGCGACATCATCCTGGGTGAGCAGGGCAACGAGCTGACACTGAAGATCAGCAACGACCGCATCAGCTTCGTGCAGGACAACCTCGAAGTCGCATACTTCAGCGACCAGAAGCTGTACGTCACCAGCGGTGAGTTCCTGAACTCGCTGAACCTCGGCGTGTTCGGATTCGTACCGGCACAGAACGGCTCGCTGAGTTTCAAGAAAGTGAAATAAGGGAGGGAGAACATGGCAACATCACTAGGTAGTATTACGTGGGGGTCAGGTCCTTCTCTCCCTTGTTCGTGGTCCTATGACAGACGGAGATCCGGGGCGAACATGCAATACCGCGTGTATGGCACCGTCAACGTCGGCGGGTCCACTCGACATTTCGGTTATTACATCGACGCATATGTCGCTCTAGACGGCACCAGCAGATACTCGACGAGGCTGAAAGAGAACAGCCCGAGCCAGTGGTCCGGTGAGCTGACATTCGACACCGGCTGGATCACAGTCTCGAACAAGACCAGCGGCAGCACGTCCTGCACGATCACCCTCGGCACGAACGCACCGCGCGGCAACGGCTCATGGTCCTACACGCTCGCAGTCGACCCCGCAGGCTCTACGATCAGCGCCAGCAACGGCACGCTGGGAGTCGCTCAGACCATCACCCTGTCACGAAAAAATTCGTCATTCACCGACACAGTCACGTGGTCATGCGGATCACAAAGCGGAACCATCGCAACGAAGTCCAGCGCGACTTCATTCACCTTCACGCCTGCCATCTCGCTGGCGGCACAGAACACGGCAGGCACATCCGTCCCGATCACATTCACCACCACGACCTACTCCGGGAACACGGCGGTGCAGAGCAACTCCGTGACAGTGACCGAAGCGATCCCGGCAAGCGTGAAACCATCGGCGGCAGTGGCGATCGATGACCCGACAGGCGACGCGACAACATACGGCGC